GTGCGAGAGAAGCTGACGGCGCGTCGACTGAACAGCCTGGAAGTCACCGGCAAAGAATACGAAATCCACGATACCACCGTGCCCGGCCTGTTCGTGCGCGTGACGGCGGCCGGGGCGAAGTCCTACGTTGTGACCTGGGCGCGTGGCCGCAAGAAGGCGCTCGGCCGTGTCGGCATCCTGACGCTGGAGCAGGCCCGCGAGGAAGCACTGCAATACCTCAACGAAGCCCGCAAGCACGGCGAACCGTTGGCAGTCACACAAGGCCGCCGCGGTGCCGGCACCCCTACCCTGCGCCAGTTCATCGATGACCACTATATGCCGTGGTTCAAGGCCCACCACAAAGGCCACGAGAAGACACTGCACACGCTCGACACCAGCTTCGAGCCGATCATGCACCGTCGCCTCGATGAGATAACAGGCCGCGACCTTGAGCAGATCCGCACCACCTGGCTCAACGGCGGCAACAAGCCGGCCACCGCGAATCGCAAGATGGGCAGCATCAGCGGAGTATTCAGCCGCGCCGCGGAATGGGCCTACCTGCCCGCCTCGCCCCTGGAGAAGGTCAAGCAACTGAAGGTCGATTCGATCGGCCGCATCCGCTACCTGTCGAAAGACGAAGCCAAAGCCCTCAGGGACGCGCTAGACGCACGCGAAGAGCGAATCAGGGCAGAGCGTGACAGCGCGAATGAATGGCGCGCCAAACGCGGCAGAGAGGCCTTGCCAGACCTTCGCGCCCTAGCCTTCGCCGATCATCTCAAGCCGATGGTGCTGCTCTCGCTGAATACCGGAATGCGCCGAGGGGAGCTGTTCAACCTGCGCTGGCATCACGTTAGCTTGCCTGGCAAGACGCTCACCATTGCCGGCGAAGGCACGAAGACCAGCGAGACACGGCATATCCCACTCAACGCCGAGGCGCTGGCCACGCTGCAGGGATGGAACGACCAGGCGAGCGGTACCGGCTACATCTTCCCGGGTGAAGACGATAAGCCCATGACAGACGTGAAAACCGCCTGGCTGGAGCTGCTGAAGAACGCCGGCATCGTGGGCTTCCGCTGGCACGATATGCGCCACGACTTCGCGTCGCGGCTGGTGATGGCTGGTGTACCGCTGAACACTGTGCGCGATCTGCTAGGGCACGCGGATATCAAGATGACCCTCCGCTACGCCCACCTTGCACCGGACAGCAAGGCGGCGGCGGTGGAGCTTATTTAGCCCCGAACCCCTTCAACAGCTTTTCCTTGGATATACGAAAGGTTAGATCCTCCGCAGCCTTCTCAGCTGCCGGCAAGTCGCCCCCGCTCGCTTCGTAGATTTCATCAAGGGTAATCGGCGCAAATTTTCCGTGTGCCGCAAGCTGTTCGGCCCGCTCTCGAATCAGCGCTTCGGAATACATGATTCTGGCGACGAAGAAAACATGACGCTGAAGGTGGCCGTTTACCTTCACCGCGTCCATGTAAAAAAGTGGATTGCTTTTTATCACGGCCCACAGACAGCTTTCGTCATGGCTTAGCAGGTGCTCCGCATTGGCGCCGAGATTCATCACCCGTTGCAATTCGTCTGGCGTCCACGTTTGATCGACTAGCTCTTGGAACGAGCACACCCCCAAAGAAGCCCCGACCTCTTGGCTCGACATCGCTTTTTGGACCGCCCATTCGATTGCCCCGGCTAGCGTTCGCTTCTGATCGCGGGCAAGAAGCTCTATCGCATACTTCGTTTTAGGGTCGAGACGCAGCGTCAACGTCTCCGTTTTCTTAGGCGCCGCTACTTTTGCCATTTCGGTGGTCTCCGTGATCGATGCGCTAAGAATGCCTGACAATTCGATACGCATCAATTGACGCTTTGTATGTCTATTGACACACAACCAGTCAAACGACTAACCTTCTCTCACTGGCTCAATTTAGCTCGCCAGATGGAGAAGACCATGACCCAACTCGCAACCCTGCAACCCCTCGCCGTCGGGCCTGAAGAAGCCGCTCGCGCATCCGGCACAACTCGCTCCGCCGTTTATGAAGCCATCGCCCGTGGCGACCTCGTGTCGTTCAAGGCAGGCAAGCGCCGCCTGATCCTCGTGGAGGAACTGCGCGCCTGGCTGAATCGGATGGCAAAGGAGAACGCTCGGTGAACACCGAAACGCTGAAGGTAAAACTGATTGGTAAGGCCGGCGCCGTGCTGGGCTGGCTGAACCTACCAGGGACCGCCAAGTTGGCGGATCTCGAACTGCTCCGAAATCTTGGAGCGTATCGACTGGAGGTCGTATGAGGAAAAACGAAGAGAGGACGCTCGAGGCAGAGTTGCAGCTCTGCCCAGAGCAAAACCACATTGGCGAGCACCAACGCGAGGACCACATCGTGCCAGATATCCCCTCCCCGGTAAACCACACAACTGAGGCGCAGGCGTTGCGACTCGTTCAAGCCCTCCGCACTGGGCCCATCACGACGATTCGTGCGGCTCAGGAGCTAGACATCGTCCACCCGCCAAGCACCGTTCGTTATCTCCGCCGTAAGGGCTGGGGAATTCTCACCGAATGGGCATACGAGCCAACCGAGTTCGGCCGGAGACCTCACCGGGTCGGACTGTACGTCCTCGTTGCAGAAGCGGCCTGACGGCCACTAGCCGGCGGACTGACCCTCTGCCGGCCTTCTGAGGGATGACAGGAATGGCTATTCGCAAAAGCAAAGGCAACACCAAGACGAAGGCGCCGCCGTTCGCGATGCTGCAGAAGGCCATGATTCAGTCGGCCGGCTACAGATCGCTGAGCTTCGTCGCGCGCGGAGTTCTGGTGGAGCTCTTGGCGCAGTACAACGGCGAGAACAACGGCGACCTGTCCGCCACTCGAACCATGGCGAGAGATTGGGGCATCGGCTCAGCGCACACGTTACAGAAGGCGCTGGCCGACCTGGAGGAAGGCGGATGGATCATTCAGACCAGAAGCAGCCTGTTCAACCGGCACGGCGCCAGGTGCGCCCTGTATGCAGTTACCTGGCTGCCTATCGACGAATGTCCTGGCAAGGACTTGGAAGTTGCGCCGCGCCGCGCTCCGTTGCGCCCACTGCCAACCTTGTTCGGCTCAATTTCTTCCAGTGCAGAAACTGCACACGTACCGGTGCAGAAACTGCACAAGTAGAAAACCGCGTCCGTACGGTTTCGTATGGCTCTGTTTCGGGCGCCCTTCTATATGTGCAGAAAGTGCACCGTAATCGCCGTTCTACGTGTGCAGAAAGTGCACACCCTTTTAGATATCTACCACCCAGTAAGGCGTAGCTCACCGACGAGCTGCTTCAAGTAAGGCCAGCAACAACAGATAACCAACACACATTCACGCGGCACCGTGAACCTAGGGAGGGGGACCGGTGCGGCACAAGGAGCAACCATGACTACCATCGCAGAACAGTTCGACCCGCGCACCGCTGTAGTTACGTTTCTGGCTTATGAAGGTCAGGCAGGCGTATCGCCGCTTAAAGACCTGCTAGCCGTACGCCCTGGAGTTCCAGCCGCAGCAGCACTAGAACAGGCGTCAAACCTTTTGTCTCTTCTGACCGGCCCGATCTACGCAGCCGCAATGGGTGAAACGCCGCTGGACGGCAATCAAGCCTGGCTGCTTCATCACACGCTTGAGACCGCGAAGGCCATCGTCGACGCCGTGAAAGATGGCGCGGAGGTGGGGCAATGAATGCCGAAGCGTGCAACCTGGCTATTTTTGCGCGTGACCAGGGCAAACACCTTGCCGCTGTTATGCGAGCCATTCAGCTCGACGCAAAGCACAACGACGGGCGGGACGGCGCCGATCTGGCTGCGCTGGGCCAATACTTGGCTGATGACCTGAACGGCTACATGGATAGCGAGGCCGAGCGCATCCAGCGTGGGGGTGATAAATGAGCGCAACAATCGTTTCTATCGACCAAGACGCCGGAGTGATACCCGACCAAGGCGCCCACATCGATGAATTCGGCCAGGCGATGCTGCTCGGCATCTTCTCCGACCTCTGCCAGCTCCGTGACCGCGAGATGGACCCGAACCGGACCATCGCCCTGGACGGGATCGCGAAGCGCCTTGGCAAGCTGCTGGAGCGCTACGAGCCATGAAGCCGGGAGAACGCGCACTGTTCGCCAAGATCGCACCCATGGTCGCCCACTGTGACGGAGCGGTCGCCGCGCTGGAGCTGTACCAGGCCGACGCCGACCGGGGCGAGCTCGATACCAAGATGCTGTCGGGCTTCCTGCAGGGCCTATTCGCAGCCGGCGTGCTCAGCGACGATGATCTGGCCTCGCTCGATACGCGGCGCATCCACTGACCCACCAGACCCCGCCGCCGTGCGGGGTTTTTAATGCGCTCAGAGCTGAGCACGTTTCGTGCACCAAGCGTTCAGCGATCGTTTAACACCTGTTCAACGCCCGTTGAAACCCAACCCTAACCGGCTGGGTTATCGCTGGGTTTCCAGAGTGGCGAAAGCACCACACTGGAGCCACCCCGCCACTGTGTAGGAATCGACACACTGTGTCGTTTTCGACACTAAGTGCCATTCCCAGCACTGCGAGACAGACCAACCTGTCCGACTCGGACCAAATCGGCGGTTTCCCACGATCAAGACCGGGGGTTTCCCGCTATCAAGGCAGAGGGTATTCCCTCAATAGGGAGCACCCACCGAGACCAAAACGTCTCACTGAGACCAAAACGCCTCACTCGCCAAACGCTTACAACGTATACCTAAAAACTGTCAATAGTTTTGTTGATACTGTATGGATATACACGTAAACTATATTTGCGTGTCATACAACCATACAGGTATCAACGAATGAAGATTTCCGCCCTACGCGAGCAGCGCTCCGCCAAGGTCGCCGCCATGAAAACCCTGGTAGATGCCGCAGCCGCAGAAGGCCGCGATCTGTCTGCCGACGAAACCAAGCAATTCGACACCCTCAAGACCGAAGAGCGCGCCCTGTCCGCTCAGGTTGAGCGTGCCGAGTACCTGGGCGAAGTAGAACGCCGCGCTGCCGGCACTCCGGTATCAGGCGCACCGTCTGCCGACTTCGACCGTCTGGCCGACTCCGTGAGCGTCACCCGCGTGATTCGCGCTCAGATGGAAGGCCGCAGCCTGGACGGTGCCGAGGCTGAATATGCCCGCGAAGCTGAACGCCGCAGTGGCCGCAAAGCCGAGGGCGCCTTCGTACCCTTCGCCAGTCTCGAGAAGCGCGCCAACACCACCGCGACCGCTCCCGAGCTGGTAGGCACCGATCACCGCGCTCAGGACTACATCGGCCCGCTGCGTGAGGCTCTGCTGGCTCGCCAGATGGGCGTGCGCGTGATGACCGGCCTGCGTGGCAACGTCGCTGTTCCGAAGTTCGGCAGCGGCCTCGAAACCGGCTGGGTTACTGAAGGCCAGGCCGTACCAGAAGCGGAAATGTCTTTCGATCAGGTCACGCTGACCCCGAAGCACGTCGGCGGCAAATCTGAAATGTCCCGCCAGCTCATTCAGCAGAGCGCCCCGGCCATTGAACAACTGGTCCGCGAGGATCTTTCGTTCCTGATCGCCAAGCAGATCGACGCCGCGATCATCAACGGTTCCGGTCTGGCTGGGCAGCCGCTGGGCATCCTGAATACCGTGGGCATCCAAGCTGCCGGCGACGTTCCGACCACTTGGGCCGGCGTTCTGGCGATGCTGGAAATGCTCGATGACGTGGATATCCAGAACGGCCGCTGGCTGACCACTGCCGCCATCCGCACCGCCCTGGCTGCTGCTGAGAAGGTCGCCGGTTCCGGTTCGGGCTTCCTGTACGACAACGGCGCTATGGCTGGCCTGGCCCTGGCTGCTAGCAAGAACGTCCCGGCCGGCAAGCTGATCCTCGGTGACTTCTCGCAAGTCATGCTCGGCGTCTGGTCCGAGGTGGACATTCTGGTGAACCCATACGCTGAGCCGGCCTACAGCCGTGGCGGCATTCAGGTTCGCGCGATGGCCACCGTAGACACCGCCGTGCGCCACCCGCAAGGCTTCGTCGTAGCGACCGAGGTCTAAGCAATGGAACGGCGCGCAAGCAATGGGCTGAAGCCTGACGGACGCAAGCTGACCGGCTATGCCGCTCGGTTCAACTCTGAGACGGACCTGGGCGAGTTTGTGGAAGTCATCCGCCCCGGTGCCTTCACCCGGACGCTTGCCGCCGCTTCTGCTGGAAACATCCGGGCGATTTACGAGCATGACGGCAAGTCGCTGCTCGGTCGCCTGGGTGCCGGCACTCTGCGACTGTCCGAAGATTCCGAGGGGCTGGCTTTCGAGCTGGACCTTCCCGACACCACCTTGGGCCGCGATCTGGCCGAGCTGGTGAAACGTGGCGACGTGGCCGGCTGTTCGTTCGGGTTTCTACCTGTTCGCGACACCTGGGCCGAAGGCGCGAAGCCTGTTCGTGAATTGCGCGATGTTGATCTGTTCGAGATAACAATCACCGCAAATCCGGCCTATGACGCAACCAGCGTCCAAGTTCGTAGCAAATTGCCGCGCTCGGTTCGCCTTGCCCGTCTGTATCTGGAGGCTTGCCAGTGAAATTTCCGCGCCTGTTCAAACGATCCAGCCCCGAGCCGACGACCCCGGCATTCGACACCTACTACGACCGCCTGACGGGCTTTCCTGGCGTGGCCGGTGTAGACGTGAACACCACGACCGCCGAGGGCATCAGCGCCGTCTATGCCTGCGTGGCGGCCATCAGTGAGACGGTGGGCAGCCTGCCGCTCGACGTCTACCGCAACACCGACAACGGACGCGAGAAGGCGAAAACCCATCCGCTCTATCGTCTGCTGCACGATGCGCCGAACAACTACCAGACCGCCTTGGAGTTCCGCGAGCAAATGCAACGTCACGTCCTGCTGCGTGGTAATGCCTATGCGGAAATCGTGTGGAACCCGAACGGTTCGGTTAAAGCCCTGCTGCCGATGCACCCCGACTCGGTGACCGTGCTGCGTTCGAGCCTGGGCAATCTGGTCTATGACCACGTTGACGGCAAAGGCAATCAGCGCCGCCTGCTGGCCGATGAAGTCCTGCACCTGCGTTACCACTCCGACGATGGAATCCTGGGCCGCAGCCCGATCCAAGTAGCCCGCGACACTATCGGCCTGGCCCTGGCCGAGCGTACCCACGGCGCCAAGATGTTCGAGCAGGGCACCAAGCTATCGGGCGTTATCGAGACAGCACCCGGCACCACGAAAGAGCAAGCAGGCCAGATCCGCGAAAGCTGGGCTACTGGTCAATCCGGTGTGAGTAACCACGGCAAGACCGCCGTTCTGCCGCAAGGCGCGACGTTTAAGACCGTGAGCATGACGCTTGAGGATGCCGAGTGGATCGAAGCCCGGCGCCTGTCCATCGTCGAGACGGCGCGTCTGTTCCGTGTGCCGCCCGTGATGATTGGCGACATGGAAGCGGCCAACTACAGCAACGTGGTCGAGCTGGCCCGCTTCTTCGTGACCAACACCCTTCGCCGTCATCTCGTTATGTGGGAGCAGGCAGTCAACCGAGCGTGCATCACGAACCCCGCGTTCTTCGTTGAACACAACGTAGAAGCCCTGTTGCGCGGCGACTCGCTGAACCGCGCCAACTTCTATCAGCGCGGCATCGAGGACGGCTGGATGCTCCGGTCTGAGGTCCGCCGCATCGAGAACCTTCCGAGCATCGAAGGACTGGACGAAGTTAACAAGCCAGTTAACGAGGTGGCGCGTGAAGAAGCGTAGGACGTTAAGTCTTAACAGCGCCGCCTGGAAGCGTCTGCGCGCTCAGGTACTCGCTGAGGAACCGCTGTGCCGTATGTGTACAGCGCGTGGTCTGGTAGTGCCAGCAACGGACGTGGATCACATCGAGGACAGCCGCGAGGACTACAGCGACGACAACAGCCGGGAGAATCTGGCCGCGCTCTGCCATGAATGCCACTCGGTCAAGACGGCGGCAAGTATGGGTAAGGGCGTCTATTTGGGCTGCGACGTGAACGGGCGACCGCTCGACCCGGATCACCCTTGGAATAAATCACCAGCAACCGGCGATAGCAAAACCGCTCGGTCCCTGCTCTTTCAACGCTAACCGCTATGAAAACCACCCCACGCCGCCCCCGCTCAGACAGCGCCAGAGCCGCCATAGCAGCCGCTCAGGCCGTTGCGCTTGGCCCTATAGCGCCGCCTGCGTTTGTGCGCGTAGGGAAGGCAGCCAGACCGTTCTGGAATGCCATCGTGACCGCTCGCCCGCGTGATACCTGGACGGATGCTGACCTGATCCTGGCCGGCAACCTTGCCCGCGCCTATGCCGACATCGAGCAGTTGCACCAGCAGATCGAGGACGAGGGATTCATTCTGGACGGCAAAGCCCACCCAGCAATCGCCATCCTCGAAAACATGAGCCGCCGCGCCCTGGCCACTGGCCGACAGTTGAAGGTGGACACCATCGCCACCGTGGGCAAAGCCGAGGATCTGCCGAAAGGTGCCGCCCTGGAGCGTGACGCCCGCGCCCAACTGGATGACGACCTGATCCCCACCTTGGCGACGATGCAATGAGCGCCGTAAATCACCGGGAATCCGGTAGTTTGACCAGGGCCGAGAAGATCATCAGCTTCGTGGAACGCTACTGCGTCACGCCGGAAGGTGCGGACGTGGGCAAGCCGCTGGTCCTGGCTGAGTTTCAGAAACAGTTCATCCGCGACGTGTACGACAACCCGGCCGGCACCCGGCGCGCTATCTTGAGCATCGCCAGGAAGTGCGGAAAATCCGGGCTGACTGCCGGCTTGATCCTCGCCCATCTGGTCGGGCCTGAAGCCAGGCAGAACAGCCAGCTTGTGTCGGGAGCCATGAGCCGTGACCAGGCCGCGCTAGTGTTCAACCTGGCGTCCAAGATGGTCCAGCTATCGCCCGCGCTATCGAAGATTGTCCGCATCGTGCCGAGTGGCAAACGCCTGATCGGCCTGCCACTGAATACCGAGTTCCGCGCCTTGGCGGCTGACGGCAAGACCGCCCACGGACTTTCCCCTGTTTTTTGTGTGCTCGACGAAATCGGGCAGGTCCGCGGGCCGCAGTCTGACTTTATCGACGCGCTGCTGACCGCATCTGGAGCGCACGCCAACCCGCTGCAAATCATCATCAGCACGCAAGCGGCCTCAGATGCGGATTGGCTTTCGATCCAACTGGACGACGCCAAACGCTCGAAAGACCCGCGCATCGTCTGCCACCTGTACACCGCGCCGAAGGGCTGCGACCTGCTGGATGAAGACGCCTGGAAAGCCGCCAACCCGGCGCTGGGCCTGTTCCGCTCCGAGGACGATCTACGCGAGCAAATGCAGCAAGCCGCCCGTATGCCATCCATGAGCAACACCGTCCGCAACCTGCTGTTAAACCAGCGTGTGAGCCTCGACAGCCCGTTTATATCGCCTGACGTGTGGGCAGCTTGTGGCGCTGAGCCTGAGCCGTTTGACGGTCTCGTGTATGCCGGCCTGGACTTGTCCGCCCGTACCGACCTGACGGCGCTTGTGCTGATCGGCAAGGCCGCTGGCGTCTGGCAGGTTCGCCCGTACTTCTGGACGCCGGAACAGGGCTTGTTCGACCGCGCCAAGAAAGACCGCGCCCCGTATGACCAGTGGGCTGCTGAAGGCTTTCTGCGCACGACACCCGGCGCGACGGTGGACTATGAGTTCGTGGCCGCAGAGATGGCCGAGATCCTGGCCGACGTGGACATTCAGTCAATCGCCTTCGACCGCTGGCGGATGGACATATTCAAGAAGGAACTCGAACGCCTGGGCCTCGACCTGCCGCTCGTGCCGTTCGGGCAGGGCTTTAAGGATATGGCCCCGGCACTCGACGCCCTGGAAGCCGAGCTGCTGAACGAACGCATCGCCCACGGCAACCACCCGGTGCTGAGTATGTGCGCCGCGAATGCCGTCGCCACCAAAGACCCTAGCGGGGGGCGCAAATTGGACAAGTCCCGCCGCACGGGCCGCATCGACGGCCTGCAAGCCCTAGCAATGGCAATGGGCGCCGCCCAAGCCGCAGCCGCCCCCATTGAAATTGATACTGAGGTGTTTTTCGTATGATTACCGTGGCCGAAGCCAAGCAACACCTGCGCGTCATGCACGCCCTGGAAGACGGGCTGATCCAGCTCTATCTGGACGCCGCCACCCGGCACGTTGAGGAATACCTGGGCGACGATCTGCCCGACCCGATGCCGGAACCCATTCAAGCCGCCGTCCTGCTGCTGACCGCTGACCTGTACGTCAACCGTGAGCGCCAAGCTGACCGCATCCTGTACGAGGGCACGGCCTATACGCTGCTGCTGGCTCCCTATCGCACGATGGCGGTGCTGTGATGAGAATCGGACGCCGCCGCCACCCGCTCGAACTCCAAAAGCTGACCCGCGTTTCCGATGGTATGGGGGGCTGGCAAGAAGGCTGGTCTACCGTTGCGACCGAATGGGCCGCTATCGACAGCGTGTCGGGCGATGAATACTTCGCCGCCGCTCAGTTGCAGACCTTGCTCAGCGTGAAGGTGACGATGCCGTACCGCGCCGACCTGACGACCGAATGGCGGCTGATCTACCACGGCAAGCAGTACAACGTGAAAGCCATCCTGCCGAACAACGATATGTCCGAAATGACCCTGCTGTGTGAGGTCACGACCATCAAATAGTTTTTCGTCCGTAGCCTGGACGGCCTTCGGGATAACCAGGACGAGGATTAGACGGTTCGTGCCTCGATTCAGCAAAACCCCGTCACGCTGTGCGGCCTATTTCCTTAGCGATTCTCCGGGGCCGGCGACAGCCAACACCATCTAGCCCGCGAGAGGCTGCGCTAGATCCTGACCAGAGCGAGTCTGGAATGGGGAAAGGCCCGTCATGCTTTGCGCTGGCGGGCTTTTCTTTTGCACCCACATTGCACCCATGGGAGCAGCACTCAAGAGGCCTAAAAGTACTGGAAGGTGCGGAATAACTGGCGTCCCAGGCGAGGTTCGAACTCACAACCTTCCCCTTAGGAGGGGGATGCTCTATCCAATTGAGCTACTGGGACACGCGGGCGGCAGCATGTTAGCGAGCATTGGCTCGTTTGTCATGCCCGCCCCACTTATAAAGCAGCAACGCCCAATGGCTGACCATGACAGCACACACCGCCCATTGCATTTTGCATGAACGAGAAGCGGAAATCTTGCAAAGCGCATTGGCCAAATCTGAAAATCACCGCTAACTCATTGATATATATAGGTTATTTACCAACAACCTGTTGGCACGAGAGGTGCTTAATTACCTGACCGTAACGCGAAGGAGACGCCGATGCCACGCCCAGCCTACCTACTCAGTACCGCCCTTTTGGCCGCTGTCGCAATTCCGCTGCTTGAGACCATGCCAACAACGGACCTTATGAAGACAGCATCGACCCCCTCCCAGGTGACCACACCTAGGCTTTCTGTGCCGGCAAGCACCATTAGCAGCAGCGCGCAAAGCAAGCCCGCTCAGGCACAGCGCTGGATTTTCTAGACCAAGATGGCTACATGCAGGCTTTATCGGAGATGAAAATGTCTATTTACGGATATCTATTCCTTGCGCTTGGCATGCTGTGCGGCGCCCTGAGTATCGGCTCAACCCTTCCTGAGTTCTGGGATACGCTTGTCACAGGCGGCACAGTGCTATTCGCGGTGCTGTTTACGATTACGCTGCTGCTAGGTCGGCGAATCAAATTCGACCCAGTGCTGCGCTAGCGACGCAGACGAGATAAGCGCTGGATCACAATAAAGGCTATTGGCCACCACAGAGCCTTTACTCCTGCTTTTGTCGCCGTATAATTGGCGTCATTAAGTTGTCCAGCATCTTTTTCGCAGGTCGTGGAACAGCATGTGCTGTTTGGTGTCAGACCGGTGACTAGAACGGCAATAAGCCACCATCGCCCACCTGACTAACCGGTTTAATATGCGCCCAATGAAGCAGGCAGTATACTCCAGCCGTACGGCTGACAAATTCGTGGTTCGGCTCCCAGACGGAATGCGAGAGCGCATTGCAGAGGTTGCGCGGAACCACCATCGAAGCATGAACTCCGAGATCATTGCTCGCCTAGAGCAAAGCCTTCTTCAAGAAGGTGCGCTTGATGACGATTCCGCAATGCGCCTGGACAGCCCGGAACTGTCGCTGCATGAGCGCGAACTGCTGCAACGCTTTCGCCAGCTGGCCCACCGTCAGCAAAACGCACTGATCGCCCTTATCGCGCAGGATGCCGAAGCTGCGAAAGAAGAAGATTGA